AAATAGGCTTGCTATGATTGCTGAATCCGGACGACAAAATGCATTAAGTCAGCAAGATGCGTCTAGTCAGGCTGCTAATCAATTAATGGGTTTATTGCAGGGTGAAGCACAGGCAACAGGAGCAGGATTTAGGGCCGCTTCCTCACAACAAAGAGGGATGTTAGAAGCCTCTCGACCGGGTAAAGTTTATTCTTTATGGCAAGAACTAGAGGATGCAGCAAGAGAACAAAAAGCAGAAAACCAACAACAAAAGTTTTTGAACCGTATTACCCAGGCTAAATTTGGTGTGGATCAGGATTATAAAACAGCGCAGTCTCTTAGTGCGTTGGCAAGTGCCAGAAAGAATATTGTGGCGAGCAGAAAACCTCGTAAAGTTCGTAAGGCTCGGATTACTAGGTAATGGCAAAGCGTAAGAAATTTTCTGTTGGTGGGGTTGATTTTGATCCCCACTTTAATAATCCTGTGCTTCAAAAGGCTTATGAAAAATGGTTTCTTAATATGCCTCTGCGGGCTCCTGTAGAGGTTGAATATTATGATCCAACTGAGACTTCAACCGGAGAAGTAAAGCGTTCTCCTATTAATACTCGTCTCGATCCGTATGAAGTTGCGCGCGGTGAAATGATGAGTAAATATAAATATGGATGGGAATCTGGAAACGAGCCAGTATTTCCTCAGCATCCTGTTGTTACTAGAAAATATCGTCAAGGTGGAAGTAAAGGTACTAAAGCCGCTAAGAAAATTGATAAAAAATTAGGAGCAGGTGCTGCCGATTTATTAACAGGCACGGAAAGGGCTAATGCCAGGGTTAGGGCATTAGGCGGAAAACCTGCTGGACAACAATCTCATAATAGTCTATGGAATCGCACCCTTGATATTTTAAGCCGCGGTAATTATATGAGTGCCGAGGCAATTAATGCTGCCACAAAAGATGCTGATAAAAATAATGCCTCCATAGGAAGTCAGTTAAAGGCTTTCGGTGGGGGTGCAATTCAGGGAGTTACTGGTAAAAAGAAAACTACTTTTGGGTCAGTTCTTCACGCTCATGGATTTGGTAAGGCTGTTGAAAGTGGCCTCAATAAACTTTCTGGTGGGCATTCAGGGTTTACTGGTCCCGATGTTGCAAAGAGAGCCGGACGTTATGCAGAGGCCGGAACAGGTTTACTTTTAGATGTTGGATTAGATCCTTCAACTTATGCAGGGGTTGGGTTAATTGCTAAGGGCGGAAAGGCCGCTAAAGGTGTTGCTGAGGCTATTAGTCACCTGGAAGAGGGCTCCAAGATTATTTCTCGTGGGCGTAAAACTCCGCATACTTATGATGAAATCGAAAAGGAATTACTTTCTGGCGGACGTCATGTTGCCGGTAAAGTTCGACACTCCGAGGAAGCCTTAATTATTGATCCTTTAAATAACTTAAAGTCTCAAATTGCTAATGTTCGATTCCGAGAAATTAAACAAGGACTTAGAGAAACATCGGAATGGGCAGATGTAGCAGACAGGGCTGCAACAGTTGGCGCAGAAAGAAAAGCCTTACGTGATTCTTTGCGAGTTTCTGATGAATGGGCAAGTAGATTTGATAAGGCCAAGAATATTACAGAAGTTCGTAAACTTAATGCAGAATTAAATGCTGTTGTTAAGGATTCTATTAAGGCAGATACTAAGAAAATCTCTGACCTTAACAAAACTGCCAAGGAAATGGCCGAAAAAGAGGCCGAAGAATGGAAATTTACTGCCCTTAAGAATTATCAGGATATTGTTAATACAAGACTAGAACGGGGTCTTGGTATTGGTGTTGCTACAGGAATTGCTGGTAAGGGTAAAAAAATTACAATCATTCCTGCACCAGTATTGGGGGCTTTGAGTAAGCAAATTCACAGTATTGATCCTGTGGATCGTGGTCTTAGATCAATGGCTAAATATTTACAGGCATCCCAGGGAATTACTCCAGACCTTCACAACTTGCGTCAGCAGGCTACAAATGCCGGTATGACAAGGGCTGAGTTTTTAGGGAATCGTTTGCGCGTTGCCTTTTCTGGGGTTCACAGGGATATTCGTGAAAATACATGGGAAAATGCGCTCGATGGAACTACTCATTCCGGGCAAATAATTAATGTTGACGGCGTAGAAAAAGATGCCGCAAAATTTTACAATGATGAAATTGCCCACTTGGATTCTTTCACCACTGGTACCGCTACAGGTAACACTCCAATTAGTGCCAGAGAAATGAATGTTCAATTACCTCCGGGAGTACGATACCGGTTTGTTAATGGAAAACGCGGTGTTGTTGATGTTCGTAAATCCTTAAAGACTTGGGATCTAAAAGATGGACCGCAGGCATTATGGCTTGCTCAACAGGCTTATGAACGAGCAAATACAATGCGCGGAATGTATACAGCAGCGGCGGATAGTTTAGGTCTTAGAACTATCGGTCCTGGCGCATTAAAGAATGCAAAAATGTATGAGAGTTTTAGGAATCGTGGGTGGCGTGAGATTAGCGAAGCCAAAACTCATGGTTTATTAAAGGGAGTTCTCTTTGACTCGGAAACGGCAAAGGGGTTGGAGAAACTTATTGACTTAATGAACAATGAGCGTAACTGGAACAAGTGGATGAGGAAACTTTCTAGAATTACCTCACCTATTAAGTTTGCATACACCGTGATCAACCCCGGCTATCATATCCGTAACTCTATTGGTGACGCTTTCATTAATGAAATGGACAATGTTTCTTTAAACAGTTATGGGCAAGCCGCACAAGTTTTAAGGGGAGCATCAGAGAAATATGGTGGCGTTAATCCTCTGATTATGGCCGAGGGAAACTTAGTTGAGCAGGCATTCAAACGTCCTTCACAGACTGTTCTGTTTCATACTAAACACGCATTAAAAAAACCCGGTGGAGTACGGTCATCTGCCGTTACCGAGGCTGAAATTTTTGGAGGAATGAACCAGTACGGTATTACTCAGAACTTCACCCTTTCTGAATTCCATAACTTCCTAAACAACCCCGCTGTTATGGGGCGTAGACTTGCCGGAAAAGTTAAAACATGGATGATTAGTAAATCTGAAATGCGAGAAAATTATTTCCGACTTGCTCACTTTATTGAGTTGGTTAAAAAGAATCCCGGTAATATGCATACTCTTGATGAGGCAATGGCTTACGCTGCTGCCAGGGTTAGAAAAATGCACTTCGATTATACTGACTTCACTCCCTGGGAAAAGCAGTTTGCATCACAAGTTATTCCCTTCTATAAGTGGACTCGTAAAGCCGTACCTTTAATGATGGAGTTGATGTTTACTAATCCCGGTAAGGCTATTATACCTAGTAAACTGCAAACTAACCTTTCTATTGCGGCGGGATATCCCGACCCCAGGGAAGAAAATCCTTTCCCCAACTTACAAGGAATGTTGCCTGATTGGATGATCGAAGCCGGATACACTCCCGGTAACTTGGGAGCGGTATTTGGTTCTAATAAGCAAGGAATGTTTGACTTCCCCGATCCGTTCAGTGACACTTTCCAGCAAACTATTCAACCATTACAACAAGCAGTTACTTCGCGTGATCCTGAAAGGGTTGGAAACTTTTTCCTACAGCAGAGCAACCCGGCTATTAAAGCACCATATGAATTATACGAAAACAAGAATACGTTCCTCTCTCGTAGTGGGGAAGATGTACCGATTTACCATCAAGACACTAAAAAGAAAGATATTTTAAACTATATCTCCAACCAATTGCCATATGTTCGCCAACTTAACCGTGCTTTTGGTGGAGGAAAAGAACGACAGAACCTTGGCGCATTAAGTTCGCAACTGACAGGAATTTACTCACAAGAACTTACGCCTAGCATTGTCAAGGGTGAACTTTATCGGCAAGAACAAGAGGCAAGCAGTCGTTGGCTGCAACTTAAAAAAGACTTTACTAAGCAAATGCAGAAACAAGGCATTAAACCTCCACAGACTTCTGCTGAATGGGAAGATTTCTTGGAGGCTTATGCTAAGTCGCATGGAAGAAAATATAGTAGGCCAGTTTACCGTAACAGCAAAACAGTTCCTAAAAAGAAATTGGATACGATCCTCTAATGGGACTTTATGAGGATGCGATGCAGGCTGCGATTAAACGTAAGCAGTCTACTAGAGAACGCATCAATCAAAATCTCAATGCTGTTATTGATTGGTTAGACTTTACTGAGTCTCTCTCTAGTTTGCCGTCAAATAAACCTAATTCTGGCGGCTCTCCTGTAGGAGAGAAAATTACCAATTTTTATGGTGGACACCAAAACGTTAGAAATATAATGGAAGGTCGTGGGCCCTCAACTGGACCAATCCCTCCACAAATGACGTGGAAATTCCGAGGAATGCCTGTAACTACTGCAAAAGGAACAAAAAAATACTTTAAGCCTTTCCTTAGAGATTTAGCAAAAACTGGTTATGATATTGAATCGCTTGGAGGATATAATTACCGGCCCATTAGGGGTGGTGGTCGTCTTAGCGAACATGCATATGGTAGGGCTATTGATATTAACCCTCAACAAAATCCAATGGGATCGAGTCTCGTAACTAATATGCCAAAAAATGTTGCTCGTCTTGCCGCACTTCACCATCTAATTTGGGGAGGAACTTGGCGGTCTAAGAAAGATCCTATGCATTTCTCCATAACTGGATACTAACGGGTATATTATGCCAGAACACGGACGGAGAATGGAAGACAATATTGCTAATATAGACTCGGTGTTTTCCTATAGGCTTGGGGCATTAGAAAAATCTTTTGAGGAATTAGAAAAAAGCGTAGATGCAAAATTTCAAGCACATGAAAATGTTATTAATATTCGACTTACAAAATTTGAAGACAAACTTGAAGATGTAACTGTTGGTGTTGGACAGATTAATTTACAGGACTATAGACTTCACGAGTTAGAAAAATGGCGGTCTCGATTATTATCTGCTCTAACAGTAGTTGCAACAGGTGTGATTATTATGTTGTTGACACAAATTATTCTTATTGCAACATCGCCAGGGACTTTTCCTGGTCCACGTTAAGGAGAAATAATGAATTTTAATAGTACAGTATTCGTCGCAGTTGTTTTAATCCTAGGTCTAGCATTACTGGCTTGTGTGGGTGGAATCATCTTTCTTTCTAGCACAGGAGACACGATTCCAGACATTTTACAGAACATTTCTTCGGCAGTTGTTGCAGGTTTAATTGGTATCTTAGTGCAAAAGGATAGTCGTAATGCCTAGTATTAGTACTGAGGCTAAACTTGGATTCAGTAATCCTGGTGGTATAAACAGTGAGCATGAAAGAGAGTGGAAAAAAGAGAACTTAGTTAAAGCCCAGGGTGTAAGTGTAGTTAAAACTCTTTGGGTTCATAAGGCTGTAGTTACTGAATTTAATGCCTTATGTATTTATCTTCAAGCCAACGGAGCCAGGCTTGGAGAAAACGTGGATGATTGGGGATTTTCTAATAGAGATATTAGAGGATACCCAGGTGTTAAATCATACCATGCTTTTGGATTAGCAATTGATTTAGATGCCACTGAAAATCCTATGGGTGTTCGCAAATCTTCGTTTGCTAGAACAAATAGAGATAAAAAAGAAACGTTTAGGGTATGTGAGTTGTTAGGTTTACGTTGGGGATTATTTTATACCGGTCGCCCCGATGCCATGCACTTTGAGTTTATTAAATCCAAGAGACGTGCAAGGTATATTAGATCACGTCTAGTTAAACCGACTAAACGATCAAGAACATTGGCAAAACTTTGCGATATGCCTGTGGATGAATTTTGTCGCAGAGTCAAGTTACATTCCAATTACTAGGTCAAGGGTAACTACTTGACTCCTGACAATCAAGGTTTATATTTGGCACATGGGGAGAGCCTCAGCAGCGCGCGAGTTTATTCGTGCGCTCAATTCCCCCTCAAAACTGGATACTCTCGGATCAAATCATTCCTGGCGTAAAAGAGCAAAGTGCAGAAATTTACCCCCGACCGAAGCAGATAAATTATTCTTCTTCGGGACCGGGGGTAAATCGCGTTTAGGCAAGAAATTCTGTGAGACTTGTCCTGTTCGTAAGCAATGTAAGGATGCGGGAATTTTAGGCAATGAAGAATTTGGAATATGGGGCGGACTTACTGCTGATGAACTAGAGGTTGTCCGTCCATTTCAGCAGGAGAAGGCTCAAGAGCGTCACTCTGAAAATTTGAGCAGTTATCTAACATTTCTACCACTTCGCTCGGAACTATCAAAGGCACCGGATGGAACAATTGAAGGTGACGTTTATAGTTCTCTAGACGACCTTCATAATCCACTAGATTCTCTTTTTCCTGTCGCAAAGGTGCCGGACACGTCTGAATTGGTCGCCAGCGAGATTCCGGACTCTTATCAATCTGCCATGTAATTCCCATATCTTCCAAGGCTTTTTTAAGGCAACGATTACTACAAGTTGTTACTCGCCCATAAGATGAAACAAAATCTTTGCCGCAGCCCACGCAATGTAGCCTGACAAAATCTTCCATACTTCCAACATAAGCCAATACGGCTTCTGCTTGCATTTGCTTTTCGTCGCGCTCCCACTTTTCAAGAGTTCCTACAGGAATCTCCTCTTTAAGCGCGGAAACAATTTCTTCATCATCGTCCCATAGTTCCAATAATTTCGCGCGTCGGGTTTCACGCTTTGTCACGGTAGAACTCCTTAATTTTTCCGCATTTGATACATACCCAAATTTTACGATTATCAATAATCTGTGACTTGAAACTATGTGCGGCTCTTTGTTTACCGTGCAATATGATAATACAAGGATCGGATTCGGCAGGATACTGCACGGTCATGGTTGAATAATGCCTTGCTTAATAAGAAACTCTCGGCCATGCACAAAAGCATCATAAGCATGGTTCATGGGATTACTGTGAGGCAGGGGACCTTTACCCCAATGCAGGTAACCAGTTTTCTTAATTCCGGGTTCCTGTAGGTGGAAATTAATTTCTAAAATTTGGCAAACACCTTCGATCCAACCAATAAGTTTGGGAGTCGGCATGGGACTCCATGAAAAAACTTTTGCTGTTTTTGGATCAAGTTTCCATGTTTCACAGATAACCGAATCAATACGGTTACCGGTTACATCTTTAAGAAACTGTCTCTTGATTTCATTCTCGGGATAATAAGTAATATCAAGAGAATGACCTTCTGCATCCCAGGTAGCGTAACCGGTTAGACCGGTACCTTTTGGAGAAGCCCCAGGGTCTAATGAAATATAAGCGGGAGGATCGGGCTCTAACATTTACTCACCCCATCTATGGGCATCAACTTCCATTTTTACCGGAAAGTTAAAGTTTCTCATAACACTAGAAATTTTTTCAATAGCATCGTCAACTAACTCAGACTTAATTTCCCACAACAGTGAGTCGTGAACAGTAAGAATAGGCCGCATTTGATCGGACTCTAAATCTTTACAGTTAATTAAAGCATGTTTGACAACTTCGGCTCCACCACCTTGACAAAGAGCATTAAATCCTTTGTGTTCTTCGCCACGATTCCAATAAGTGTTGTAGTGCTTACGACGACCGGACCAGTATTTAATATAGCCCTGAGCGTAGGCTTTATCAGTTACAGAAATCATTACCATGCGCATTTCTGGGAAAGTTTCATTCCAAGCCCGGTTAATAACACAACTTTTACATCTGCACGATTTTTCTGGAATCATATTCCAACCCCCGCGAACATGGTCTTTAACCTTTAATTGTAAAGATAATTTGTCTGGACCACCACCATAAAGTTTTAAGAAGTTTGTGGTCTTAATATGCTGTCGCTCATATTCTAGATTTGTTTTATCTTTAATCATATCAGTCGTTGCCTGGTGAATATCCTCACCATCATTGATACGCTCAATAAGTTCTTGATTTTCAGCATACATAGCAGCAAGACGAAACTCAAGAGTTTTGTAGTCGAACTCGATATTGTCATAGCCTATTTCAGGAATGAAACATTGTTTTGTTCTGTCGTTCCAGGGTTTTTCACCTTTTCTTGGAATTTGTTGTAAGTTAGGGAGTGAGCAACTGAGCCTACCCGTAACTGTACCATGCATCTTAAATGATGGATGAAGCCGCCCATCCTTTGCGAGTAAATTAATGTAAGGCCGATAGAAGGAAGTAAGGGCTTTTTGCCAACCTCGAAATTCCAGGATTTGTCTGGCACGTTGGTCATCATCCCCTTTCAGTTCTAGCATTAAATCATATTCTTCCATTACCGTCTTGTCAAACGACGGCTTTCCAGTTTTTTCACTTCTCTTAAGTATCGGCAAGCGGAGTTCCTCCAAAAGAAAAGGCTCCAGTTTGCTTTTTTCCGATGGTCTAAATCCGATAGCATTTTCAATACTATACATTCGTTCTTCTGCCTGCACTTGCAACTCTTTGGTAAAAGCCGTATCAATTTTGATACCTCGTTTCATTATTCGGTATAGAGACATACCGAATTCATTTTCAATAGGCACGAGTTTCAATAAGTTTTGGTGAGGCATTAGTCTGTCTTTACTTTCTTAATCTCGATGCGAATTATCTCGGCATCCTGAGCGTATCCCACAAGCATTGAAGCAAGGCCGAAAACATTTTTATCAGAGGTAGAATAGGCTCCACTAGTTTTCTCCCCCTCAAATTCTTCTTCCCACTCAACCATACCCTTATACGTTACGTTACCCATCAGTCATTCCGTTCCGGATCAGGTGTTTCCCAAACTAGTATATTAGCCATATGATGGAATACATTAACAAGATCATCCTTATTAAAAGATTCAGCGTTCGGAATCCAGAAAGTAATAGCAGACCTATCATCATCTTCATCTGTATGGTGAAGAATGTCAGGCGATGCAAGATACATTCTTATACCATAATATACAATTCCTGTATCCGCTGCTGTTTTGCTGACCAACTCAACTTCTTTAGTAAGTTCTTGTGAGTACACGTTAATTCTCATGGTTGCATTTCCTCCAAAAAGATTTCCATTAATCTTAGTTGTAACTCGGAATCCTGACAAGCATATGGAGTCATTAGTTTAACAGGGATATCCTCATCCCACCCTGCATTCTCTGTCCATCTTTTAAGTTTGCTATCGTCTTTACCTTCTTTGAGAATAAATTTTCCTAGCCAATCAAGCTCCTTACTAGGGAATTCCTCATTTACTAAATGTGCTAAGGTAATAGTATCATAGGGTGGAATACTGATAGTGATTCCGAAAGTCTCCATAGTAGCAATATCAATAAAAATATTATGGAAACCTAACTGTTTGACTTCGAGAATTCTTTTAAGGCTTTCAAGATATCTTTTATCGAGGTTGTCGGCAGAATGCCTGAACGGAAAGTAGCGAGAATAAATTTCGGTGTCCCGTCGGATTGCAGTTGATATCCCGATACCGTAATACAAACCTGACCATAATTCGGCGAGATTGACTGTTCCGTTGTTTTCCGTGTCGCACCCAATTAAGTCAGCCTCCTTTAACCATTCAAAATATTCATTAATGTCACCGTCATGCATCATAATTAGAAGCCTAAGTCATAGTTGGAGTGGCTACCAGGCTTGCGAGGGTGCCCTAGGATCGTTTTGCCTGAGTCATCGGTGCCCAGCCCTAGGGCATCACCAGCCGAAACCTCAAAAGACTCGTCGTTTAATACTGAACGCTCAACATACATAAGTTCCTTCGTTCCAGAAATAACATAAGATCTTTCCATTTCTGCAAGACGCTGTTTTACACAAATAACATCAATTACCTTGTTTTGAGGATCGTTGGACCAAAGAGTATAAGCGGCACTTGTATTAGCAGCAATAACAGTAGCGCCCAAAACATCGTCGAGAGTACGCGGTTTCTTATTTCCGATAGTTGCCTTGCGGTTATGGTGAATATACCATGAAAACATCTTTGAATTGGTCCGCATTGCAGCATCCCAATCCAAAATCCCTTTGATTTTTGCTTCATCATTCACCGTTTCCGGAGTAGTTCTGGATAGGGAATCGAAGCAGTAACCGTCAGGTTTATGTTCTGCTAATGTTTTTTCAACTAGGTTTTGTCCTGCAATTTTATCAAGATATAAAGCCTGACCCAGCGGTACTACTAGCAAGTTCTCCTGTAGGATTTTAAGTTCGTCAGGAGTAAGTGCTTGTGCCATGTTTTCTAAGAAATAAAGTAATTGGGCATGACCCATTTCAAGAGAAAAGTAAATGAGTTTACGAGCCTTAGTAATTTCGTAATGTAGGAAAGGTTTTCCAAGTGCCATGTGAATAAAAAATGCAAGAGTAAATCTTGATTTACCAATACCCGGTTTTGCTGATAATAGGACTTGTCCGGAAGTCTCTAAGAAATTAGGAACAACCCATTCAATCTTAATTTCTGTTTTAAGGAAGTCGGTGAAACCAAATATTTGAAGTTGTGATGCTTGTAATATTCCTTTGTTAAGGGGGTGCTTAATCCTCGCCTTGGCAATAATATCGTTGAGACGCCGTATACGGTCAGGACGGCCTCTAAACTTTCTCCATCTTTCGTCTGCATGGTATAGCAAAGTAAATATTTCAACATCTTCCATACCCATTTCTGCACCGAAATATGCTAATTGCATTAGTGCGCCAGAACGGCCTTCTATATGAGTCAGGTTTTCGGGGAGCGATCTATAAAGATTGAAGGCTTGTTTAGTCCATGAATAACCAGCGATAATAAGGTTGACGTCTTGAAGATCGGAAACATTAAACTCAGTTGTAACAAGTGGGGGTTCCGGTAGACCGCTAAATGCAGACGAATTAATGGAATACGGCGTAAGGGAAAGTAAAGAAACTTGCTGAGGTATTCCGTATTTATGGTTCCTTGTTGTAGGTGGGCGCAAGACTTGATTTGCGTCCCATCCGGATATGTCTGCGTCGAGTAAATAAGCGAGTCCACGATTAAGCCTTTCAATATCTTTAATATCAGTATTAAATGACTCTAGGCGCCAATACCAGTGTTGTTTTTTATTAGTTGTGTTGCTACTTTCTACAACCATACTAGGTGAGGGTGCGCCATGCAAGTCATTAGGAATATTATCAAAGTCAACCCAAACAACATGAGAGCCTTTAACAAACTCTTTATGAGCATTGGGGGCCGAAAACAGAGCAGGAGCAATATAAGTGTTTAATTCAATGGCAGATTTATTCAAGAACTCTAAAATCTGTTGTTCTTGAATAGGCCACTCGAAGAAATACTGCTTCCAGTACTCTTTTTCTTCTTTATCTAATTTTGGGTTTCCAGTAGCAACATAGACAAATCCGGGTTCTTCCCCAAAGAGCAATCCGAGAAACTCTTTAAGGTCGTCAGTTGCCTGAACGGCCTCCAACAAGTTTTCTCCTTTATTGTAATATCGGCAGGCAATAGATACTATTTAGTTGTTATTTACTTGCGTACCCCCGCAGAGAATCGAACTCTGATTCACGGATTAAAAGTCCGTTACTCTACCATTGAGTTACGGGGGCTCTAAGCAGAAATGGCTTACATAGCACTCAAAGCACAGCAATAAGTAGCAAAATTCACAATCATTTTCTCTGCAAATCCAACACTCATATGGAGGCTCTTTTCCGCACCTATTACATTCATGCGGGGGAGGTAAAACAATTATTTGTACTGTCACGCTCCGGTGCCTAGATTTGAACTAGGAATACGAGAACCAAAATCTCGCGTGTTGCCAATTACACCACACCGGAAAACCTGTTTAATTATTTAACCGTTGGCACCTGGAATTGTGTACCATGTTTCGCAGGTTGGATTACCGTCATTTGACTTGCCAGCGTTGACAAGAACACTACCCCCCGCACCAGCACCGCCTGGTAAGTAACGAGAAACATTTACATTCGCACCAGGATTAATGTTGGTAGAAGCGACATAAGTAGTGTCATAAATAACGGTACTACCATTAGGTGCAAACCAGCGGACACGATACTCCATTGGAAGACCGCCAGAACTTGCAGTAATAGTCCACCAGTTAAACGTAACATTACCGGTACTGGCGTTACGACTGAAATCAATGGCACTATAGTAAGTGTAACCTCCAATAGAACATTGTTTGTTCTGAACAGCAGCAGCCGGACTTACTCCAACCGCGAACAGCGCGGTAATAGTAACCAAAATTGCAAGAATCTTTCGCTTCATTTATTTACTCCCCACCTAAAGCGTCTAGGACTAAACCAATTTGGTTGAAATCATTTAACATTGTCTCTAACATACGGGGATTGTATAATACAACGGCAGGATGATACTGTGGTACAATGTAAACATCACGACCATTGTATTTTATCTCAAAACTTCTACCATGTGCCTCCTTTAATTGGTGATTCGGCAGGAATACAGAAAGAGCATGACGCCCTAATGGCACAATGATATCGCAATCAAGAAGTTCTAATTCTCGATCGAGATAAGATTTACTTGCCTGAATCTCTCCCCATGTTGGATCACGATTCTCTTTAGGCCGGTATTTTACAATGTTTGTAACGTATACCGAAGACCTACTGACCCCAATCGTATCCAGAAATTCGTCAAATTTTCTTCCTGCATTTCCCGCAAATGGACGACCCAATTTATCTTCATCTCTGCCGGGGGCTTCCCCAACAAAGACAACGTCGGGTCTATTTGCTTGACCCTCGCCCTTAACAATTTGCGTAGCATCTTTACGCAGGAAGTTAAATGCAGGGTCCGCATCATAATCAGCGTAGACTTGATCTAAAGGGCTCATAATGATTCCCTCATCAAGCGAAATTGCGGACTCAGCCACGACTTATTGCTCCTTATTTTTCCAATAAATAATAATCGGACGGTCTTTATCAAAAGTCTCTACACTTCTTCTACACATTCCTTGTCTATGTTCAATCAATTCGCAGATTAAATGTAAGATGACTCCCTCATGCAATTGTGCATCATACTTCGCTTCGCATTTTTCAAACACGTAGACCGGATGGGATTTGAACCCATACTATAGAGATTTTAAGTCTCTTGCCTCTACCAATTGGGCTACCGGTCCTAAACCTAGAAGGGTGAGTGAAAGTTAGGGCGTACTACTTTAGGATGCAGGGCCTAAAGTGCGTTTCCTCTTTGCTACTCACCCCTCTAGGCGTTTAGTAATCCAAACTTCCTGCACTAACAGGAGTTGGAGAATTACCTGTCCCATTTCCTACAGGAGGTTGCGCCACAGAAACTCGCTCGGAATCAATAAGTGTGACCCTATTGACTTGCATGTACTGAGGATTGTTCTTCTGCGGCCCTACTGAAACAAATACTGGCAGACCAATCAATGAACGCGGATTAGTAGATGCGAGTTCTTCCCTTGAAACTCCGAGAGACATAAGACGATCGACAAGAAAGCCCTTAGTCTGTTCATCATCAAAAGGATTAGATGCCTTGTATTCATCAATCGTCTTTCCGAAAGCCTTACTTCCGGGCTCATTAACCTCATAAGTAATGCGGAGATTCTTCTTGCGTGCATCCTTTCTATTCTGGACGAAAACAACGTCCTTCACAAATGCCTGGTGAGTTCCCTGTGGCATATAAGTAGGAAGCACATAAGAACCTGGATTATCTAATCCTAGATCAGCAAAAGAGCCTTCAACCACCGTGGGCTCGGTGTAACTTTCACTCATTTTAATTACCCTTCGTAGTCTGCGCTGCGATAGCGTCAGAGACTTGTTTCATATTGGCTCGGTGAATAAGATCGAATGTAGCATCATTAATCATTGTTGGCAGGAGTTTAATGCGACTCTTTGCCAGAACACCAGGGGTGCGTCGGGTCTGCATTGTAAATACTGGATTATCTGGATCACTCCAATCTGCTGTCATTCTTGCAATTACATCGCAGTACTCACCAACTTTGTTGAGAACTTTGTCGGGGAGTGACGGTTGCCAGATACCGTCCTTATTTACTTCCTGGCAAACAAAGAGGATATTTTTTGGAACGTCACGAAAAGCCGCAGCAATTTGCCGCATATGCTCACCAGAAGATTGATAGTCCTTACCCTCGGGAGTATATCTATCCCTAAGTTGAGGATTTTGCATCCACTGTGATCCAACTCTTTCAGATACAACGGTTTTCTCTAGTTCGGAAAAAGTATCGAGAGAATATGTCTCGTATTCTTGACCAAACTTGCCGATGCGGGTTAATCTTGCTAGATCTTCAATTTGCTGGACGGACTTAAACTCCATCACCATTGAATTTCGAGTTTCAGGGTGATTAAGCAGGGATTTTTGCCCTGCCTCAATAGCGACAAGCAACGGTTTTGGAGCGTGCATAGAAAGTGTAGTCTTTGATGTTCCCTGAGCCCCATATAGTAACACTCTTGTATGGGTTGAGAGAAGATGTACTGGATTAACTAATGCACTTAGTCTTTCAGCCTTTAATGCATCAATGTCAACCGGCTCGGGTACGATTTCTTGTGGTCCCGAAGTTTCCTCTAGTAATTTTTCTAATTCTTCCTTATTTCCAGCCGCCTCGCTTGCATCTTGTCCATCTACTGTTAGATTTGGACCACTTTCTGCAACTGACGATTGCGCTGGAATAGCCTCAGCAGACATTAGTATGTAATCTCCGTTTCTTCTAATGCCCGTAAGTTATAGTCATATGTATTGGGTTGGTAGGCAGCCTTAATTTCATTAGCAATGTCAATTCCCTTTAATCCCATAATACATAAGCCTTTAACCGGACACGATCCACAAACCATATCATTGAGAATTCTTGTTGCTATTCTTGCTCTTTCTTCTAATGGCTTGACTCGCCATTCTACTACATCTTTACTTACTAAAATCTGTTCCTTTAAATGTGTGCGGACTTCTGTAGGAGTTGGTGTATAGAATGCATATTTAAACATTTCGGTATCGATGTAGGGTGAACTTTTACGCCAACGATAGCGTACTTGATTGACCATTACTTGATCAACACGGACACCATTATTACGCATAATACCGACGTACTTAGGAAGTTGAGGATTAAGATCAAGTTTATCTTGCGACCAAAAGTTATAGGTGAATTTGTGGTCCACAATCGTGATAAGACCGTCAATTCTAGCAACCAAATCAAGGCGAGCAACATAACGGAAATCTTCAGTAAGGTCAAGGTCATAATAACGCTCCACCTGCAAAATGATCCAATCTTTTTGATTGGAGTTAGTAGCCGATTTAAGATCATCGGGGTAGTATCGAACATAGTGAAAATAACGCTCCATAATACGTTTAAGGTCAAGCAGAATATCCTCTTGACTCATATCAGCATGAGCATAATAAGTACGATACTTTGCCCAGGCAGCATCCTCGGCACGCCTATAAACTTCATCGGTCTTTTGACCGGAATAGAGCCCAATAAAGTGTTCATAGTAAGCCTGTAACATTACATGGCCCACTGTTCCACGGTACAAAGCAGTACCGGGATTAACTGGCTCTAAGTTAAGATCAAAGCAAAGGTGGTAGCGATGCTTACAAGTCTGAAAGGTAATAACCTCAGAGTTGCTGACTTTTCTATCAGACTTTGAAGTATTAATATCAACAGGCGTAATAGACATTATCGGACCACCAACTTTGGATATTTGTTGATGTCAAAATTCTTAACAAAAAGGCGAACAACCGGACTAAACACTACGATATTCTTTGCAGAATTTTCATCCATCCGAAAAACCGATTGGAAAGACACGGCCAACTTGTCATCTTTAGTTTCTCTTTTAAGATAAATTGCCACCGGACAATAGTGGGCACTAAAACGTTCGCCCTTGATATCCTCTAACTCAAAAAATAAAGCAAGTTTATCGGCCGTCGGAAACTTATTGAGTTCCCTCATGACAGTTTTAACGGAACGCTTACGAGCCATAACTAATCAAGTCCCTCAACATGAGTTTCAGGAATAGGAGAGGTTAAAATATCTTGCGTTCTTTGTCCCGGCTTGGCAGCATTGTCTCCACCGCACTTATTACAAAATGCAGCCTCTTTTTTAGTATCCCAAACCACAAACAAATTCCCGCATCCAAAACATTCTTTCGCATAATCGGATGCACAAAATTCAATAGTATAACCATTAGGCAACCTGCAATCAGGACAGACCCACATACCACGTATATAATCAAGTGTCCAACCATGCCTTTTCTTGCAACGGCAAGTGTACGGCCAATGCCATTTGGATAATTGATTTAAATAACGTGGATCAGGATCATCTAGATCGAAAAAAGGCGATGCAATTTTATTTGTCATAAAAGTTTCCCTCGGAAGAATAAAACCCTGGGAGCGAGCACGGGGGAACTCACCCCCAGGGCGTTTATTTAGTTATCGAAACTGAAACCGACTTCTGACATTCTTGTCGCTACATTGTCACCGTGAGCCACACAAAAATCTTTCCTATCTGATTGGACTCCGGTTTCAGGATCACTAATATTTACAATTACCTGGATGATCTCATTCCGAGAAAGACCATCCTTGTCACAACCATCAAAATCACAACTAAAACTTTGCGCCACTTTTAATTCCCCTTTACTGACAGTGTGGTGCCTTGATCCTTCAAGTATAGCATGTTACAATAAAGGTGTCAAGACTTTATTTACTCAGTTTCTCCGGTAGTAACATATGTTTCATATTTCTTGGCTTGGCTAAGAATAGTGCTAACATTTCCGGTAAACGCAGCAGTTTGCATAGCCTGGGCCAAACATTCTAAACGTAACCTTTCATCATGGGTTAGCCTGTCCATAATTGTTGGCATAACGGCAGGCTGTCCAGAATTTAGTTCTTCCATTTCTTCTTTTGCTGTTTCATAAGTAGCCTCAAAAATATCGGGTTTGCAAGGATAAAACTCCCCCTTGATTCCTTGAATAACCCAATCATTTTTAGAAGCTCGCATATCCCCCTCTAATGTGTGTACGACCAATTCATGGTCGCCAACCATTTCAAAAGGGCATTCAGTTACACGCATAAACTCTAAAATTTCTTCGTCATTATCTTCACGTAATTGAACAGCCCTAACTACAACAGGTACTTTTCTGTACTCCATTTAATCGCCTTTCTTGATCTTATCGGGGTCGTAATCTTCGTCATTAGCAGCGTGCCATTTATTGTGGCAACGGTGACAGATTCTGTGGACGTTTCCTTTCTCATTATTCATAGTATTTTTATCAGGACCATGATGCCTGGCTTGTTGATTTCCTACAGGAATATCAATCCCACAACCTTTTATTGGATGCTCTCCCCCTCCGGCTTGTAATAAATTTGCCCACTCACACTCTCTTTCACGATAAAGCGGGTACTTTCTTTCGGCCTCTTTTCTTCCGGTACTGAGAGGATCTTTGAGTTGCGCCGTGTTTTTACGAAGTCTTGGAGGGACTCTTTCGAAGTTTTCCTCGCTCCAATCCTCCCCATCTGTGTTAGAAGATAGTATGTCAACTTTAGTGTCGTCACAATTTCCACTCGTCTCACAGAATTGCGGCATCCCCTGTAGGCAGGGTACGCATTTAGCCACTAGAAAAACCTAATCTCTTGGCAATTAAATTGCTGAGGAAAAATTCTTTTTCAACCATATAATCCTCGGCAACTTGAATGTTGAACCTTTTTCCAAATAGGATAATATCTTGTGGAATATAGCATTTGGTTCTATGGGTTGTTAATTGCATTCCTATATCGTTTGGATCTATCCATTCTGCCTGAAATGGTTCAGTAAATTCTGCATAGCGCAGACCGTGATAAAGTGCTGATCCATTAATATTTTTTACTTTACCGTGATAAGGCCCACCGATAAATAATACCTCAGTCATTTTGTATCACGCAATTCGCTAAGATAAATCATGCGACCACAAAATTCTTTGCGGCAAATAAAATAAATCTTGCCACTCCATGCCCCAATTTCTTTTTTCATAGGTTGTTTGTGGTGATACGGAGTGCCAACTTTATTGGTTTCAACTCCACCTAATAGTTTTTTCATTACATAGCCAATCCTCGAATAATATCGGCTCCATCATTTCTGCGATTATTTTCAGGCGCATCAATGGCAGGCATTCCCCAGTAATATTCAGGAATTACTACTCCTGCCTCACGAAACTCAAACTCCAACATTTTCCTTAAATCATCGGGCAGGATTTGGTTATGTTTTCCAAGCAATTGCATGAGCCTATTATTTCTTACTTCAAAATTAGCAATGATTTTATCATCATGGGCAACATCATATTTAATTGCGCCTAAGACAATACTACTATTATTCTTTACCACATCGGGAGCATAGCCACTGATACAATTATGCATATAATTAGACCAGTCATAAAGATCCTGTATTGTTTTGGGAAGGATCATGTAAGGTCGTTGGGCAATAGCCTTACCTACAGGAGTTACAGGAATTTCAGTATTTAGATTTGGTCTAGGAGGTAACTCGATATAGCCATAATTAAGCCCCTGCCTCACAGCATTAGGCCAGAAAATATCATGGAGGTTTTGGAAGTTTCTAATGCGGGGCACATGAATGCGACCATAGCCAAACATATAATCAAGTTCCGGTAGGCGCCGTTTAACTCCTCGTTCAATAGTGTCCCTCAGTAAGAAGATATTTCTATTTGTCATTTCCTGACGAAGAAGATTACGCATTTCTTGTTGAGTTAATAAAGGCATTGCTTTTCTCAGCAGACCAATACTAAACGATAAATCGTATACCTCTGCTTCTCTGCGTAAAGGAGTAACAAAATTCTTATGGTTGCGCATAAATTCAATAAGCCAATCAGTAGGAACGTAGTTTCTAAATTGGCTAGCAAAGTTTATAATAAATGGCTGAGTATCAAAAGCGGCCTTTACCAAATCCTTACGATAATTTTTCTTACCGAACACACGGTTAATAAACTCATAAGGGTCTGATTCTTTAAGAGCAGGCATATTACTAGGCATATCATACCAGTTAGTAATTTCCCACTGACGAGCCATAGGATAAACATCCTGAACTGTAAAATCATTGTCAAAAATTAGTTTTGCAAACCTATTGAATAAGTACCCATTCTCATATTGAATTATTCGCCAGTGACCGGGATGATCAGAATGAAATCTCTTAGATGAGTTTTTCACCCCATCGGTGAACATAGTACGCAATGTAAAATGTCCGCGTTTTGTTACCCTGATTTGTTCAGAACTAGCGGTAAACCATCTAAACCAGCGATGATTAGTATTATGT